CGTAACAATGTAGGGTTTTGCTACCTGAAGCGGGCCTTCTTCTTGGTCAACTTCGTCCAATATGAGGTCTGCATGGACTTCTAAGAGCGTGTAACGGTCATCGTCGTTGAGGGTGTACCCCCCTTCCTGTGCTTTTTTCTCCTCTATATCGGTGTGATAAGAGGTAGGATCGCCTAGTTCAACTTCTCTATAGAAGCCAGCAACCTGCAACTTAACGAGTTCGTTCTTGGTTTTACGCATTACATGGGTAACACGCTCGGCTGTCTCTATGTTTGACGCGCCATAGGGGACAATCATGTCCTCGGCAGGGATATACATAGCAACCTGTCTGCCAAGGTTGGGATCAAAGTAGACTTTCTTAAACGCAGACCCTGCAAGACCAAGGGAGTAGAGTAACCTTTCGTGTTCAGGACGGTATTCGACCATGACATCGGTAAGTTCGTAGTTCATGTCCGTCTTGACTCGGAGGGCGGCGTCTTCCTTCTCCTTGGTTATCTCTCCAAGTACCTTGGTCTTGACAGGGCCAGCGGCGGGGAAAGTTTCACTCATCGCTTCAGCTTGGAAGCGGATAGCGGCTTCGGCTAGGACATTGGAATAGACACCACAGGCATCTTCCCAAGGCTCGACACGCTCTTCGTATTTGAAACCGAGCACATCTAGCCCTTTAACAAAGGTATCGGCCCACTCTTTACGGCTAGATGTGTCGGTCTCGACATAATCTATAAGCTCTGAGGCGATCTCTGTCAACTGTCCGTCTTCTAAATATTCTGCAAGATTAGCGTCAAACGGCGCACCAGCCGCTTCTTCCATACCTGTTTCAGGTACTAAAGTAATCTCAACGCTACCATCGTCCATTGTTACCATGTCAGGGTTAACAATCTCGATTTCCATTTGTGCTTCTTCTTCAACCGCCAGACCTTCTGGGGTTTGGTATAAACCTTTCTCAATAGCCATCAGTAGTACCCGCCTCTACGTTGCTTGAAGTATTGCACCTCGTCCGGCTCATCTGTGGGGAGCCGTATAAACCCGCCTTGTCTAAAGCGCATAAGCGCCATTACAGTGGAATCCACTAAGTCATCATTGGACATGAAGGGAAATCCCGCGATCTCCTCTACAACCTCTTCTGCCCAGCGCGTCTGTGGAACCCAACATAGCCCTGACTTTATTATATCCGCAACGGAGTTAAGCCGCGCCATCTTATCGCCCGAACCCCTGTGCGGAGTGTATTCTTGCACAACCAAGCCCATTCTGCGAAGTTCTTGATATAACGGCGTGCCACTACCCTTCTTCTCCACAATAAACGAGTCCGGCTCCCACTCTAAATACTGCTCATACGAGAGCTGTTTAAGCTCTGGGAACTCCATCCGCTGCTTGATACTGTTCAGGAGTATCAGCTCGTACCGATCCTCCTCGTTATTGAAAAATACCCCCCATACGGTCAGCGCTGTGTAGTCAGCACGATTGTGCTTTTCCGCTGCGGCGTCCAGAGACATGATCAGATACTCACAGGTGGGGGGCTGCTCCTCCTCCCACTCGTTCCACCACTCACGTTTAACTAACGCAGCCTCTTCGGCAGTGGGAGTTTGTTGGTACTGAGCGTTCCACTGGAATAACGGCATGGAAGCTTTGGTACGGTATAAGGCATCGAGGTTAAAGAACTCAGGCCAGAGAGGTTTCTCAATGAAGTTAGTGGGCTTTTCGGGGTCTTCTGTCTCTAGTATCGCCGGAAACTCTACCACCTCATAGCTATCGGCCAGTTCATTCTGGGTCATATCCCGCGTCACGCGGCCTGTCAGATCATCCAGATGCCACCTAGTCTGTATGATAGCGACTCGACCACCGGGCATCAGACGCGTACGAGCACCGAACGTGAACCATTCATACGCCTTATCAAATACGTCGAGGTTCCCATTGATGATGTCCTGTTCGTTATGTGGGTCATCCACGAGAAGTAAGTGGGCACCACGTCCCGCAAGGGCCGAACCTACACCACAAGCGAAGTACTCTCCGCCTTTACTCGTGTTCCACCGCCCTGCCGACTTACTGTCTATGGCAAGTTGTGTGTCAGGAAAAATTTCTCTGTAGTCGTCTGTAGAAATCAGATTCCGCACCTTCCTACCAAAGTCCACCGCAAGGTCTGTAGTGTGAGATACCATCAGCACCTTCTTATCGGGGTTTTTACCCAAGAACCACGCGGGGAAATAGATAGAAACAAGCTGCGATTTGCCGTGTCTTGGGGGCATATTCACACATATACGGTCTTTTCCAGTGTTTTCTGCTGGTTTGCCGTCATATTCATACTCCCGCCCCTGCTCGATCTCCATCAACAGGTCGCCTAGTATGCGGTGGTGCTTGCCTACCTTGTAATCCGGCTGCATAGCGCAACAAAACGCGATGAGGTCGTCCCGCGCAGCCTCTACTTTTCGCTTACGCTCGTACTCATCCAGTGTCTTAAGCAGTTCTTCCTGCTCTTCAGGAGTATAGGAGTCGATATTAGCCAGCAGAAGCTCGATGTCTTCCGCAGAGAACTCAAAATCCTCCTCTACTGCCGTTTCTTTAGCTGGATTCTGCCTCATAGACCCCTTCGGCGTTCTGTTTAAGCTCCAATAGGCGTTCTTTCAGCTTATTCTTGATGTCGGAGGCGTTCTGGTGGGTGATAGTCACCTCTTTCTTCTCGGCAAACAGCCCTATTTCGTTAATTTTGCCCAAAAACTGTAGTGCTTGGAGCCGAATCCGTGCGTCCGGGTTCTCTGTCTCCAGAAGAAGTTTGTTAATTACCGTATTCTTGATGTCATCAGGGGTGGCGTTCAGCGATCCGCCATACTCTTCCAATATGTTGTACGCCTCAAGCAGAGATGCAGTAGTAGAAGCCGCACGCTTAGCTTTATTTTTTGCCTCCGGCTCGGCCCCAGCGGGTTCTGGAGTAAACGGCATCAGGTTTATCTCCACATCGTGTTTTTCCATCAACTCCATATTGCGGCAAGCCGTCTCTGCTATCTCACGCAGCTCCGGATAGTTGAAATTGTTGGGTAGTTCTATAGGAATTTCTGTGGGTTCCATACCGTAGGTACCATCAAGGGGGGTGTTTTGTATTTTAGGGGGGTGGGGTGTAGTTATGCAAGGTTTAATAAAAAAGGGGGTGGGGGTATTCGGAGGGAAATTGGGATTTGTTCGGGTGGAATAATATTACATATACATGTAGGTACCATAACACACACAAGTGGGCATACCCCTAGGGTGGGGGGTAGGCAAACCCCATCCTATATAAACAAACCATACCCTTTATTCTATGCAAAAGACTACAATATACTCAATCAGAGTCGAAACAACTTGACAATACGCAATCGTTTTAGTAAAGTAATAACCATCGACAGGGAGAACAGAGTTGATACTTAATTTTTACACAAGGGGATAGACATGATTGATCGTACTGAAAGACCCAGCTTCGTTAAGAAGCTACAGGATCGCGGCATAGCCTCCACCCGTGCCGAGAAGCTCCGCTACGGAGTCGAAGTAATCCATGCAGCTTTGTGCCACATGGACTCGCACAACCGCAAGGTGTTTGACAAGGCATACGGCGGTAACCAAGGAATCTACAAACTGTTGTGGGATTTCTCGGAGCACGAGATGGGGCTGAGAGATATCCTCCCCTTGGACGAAGACGGAGAAGTACAGGACTAAACCAATCGGGGCCACGGATGGCCCCACTAACTAGGAGCATGACAATGCACACACGAAGAACAGTACGAAGCAAGAAACGTCAGATGCAGTACAGAGCAGAGCTTATCTGCGCCCACGTAGGATTCTGGACTCTGATGACACTAGGGGCTGCCTGTCTGGTAGCAATGGTATGGGCAGCGACTTGGATAATATTCGCACTATAAATTCACCGGGCCACGGATGGCCCACACAAGGAGCAAGACAATGAACGAAGCACATCAGTACGACATGATCGAAGACTTGCACATGATAGAAAGGCAGGAGATGTTACCAGAAGAAGTAGAGCTAATAGAGTCTATGTTTAAAGGAGCACACCCTGTATACAAGACCGAGCTACTCCTTACATGGCTGACTATAGAGATAGAAGCTAACCAGAAGGAACCGGGAAGCTACAGCGACGAGGGAATCAACGAGAAGTTGAAGGTGCTTAAAGCCCTCGCAAAGCAGGCACGACTCAAACACTACCACTCACAATAACCCACCGGGGGGCGCAAGCCCCCTTGATACCAGTTCTCGAACTGCGTGCTGCCTCACCTCCTCGTCACAAAAGATTTCCCTAAATTCTCCCAGCGTGCCGCCAGATTCGGCGCGGCGCTTTCGGGTAAAAAGTTTAGGCCATGGCCTAATATTTATATAAAAGACTAAGCCAAACCGAATAATGCTTGACTCTGTGAACATGTTCCTGTAGCTTAGTAATCGTTCCCATGACGGGGACGCTTTGTTTAACTTTTATTTGGAGTTCAAAATGAACCTAGAAAATATTGCTGTAATCGACACACTTGTTATCAC